ACCGGCCAAGATCGCGCCACGGTTTCAGGGTCGATCAGAGCGGAGGCCGAGGGTGCCGGCCAGGGCCTGGCGGACGTGGCCAGCGGACAGAACCACACCAGGGTTGGCATCGGCGAAGAGACGCAGCATGCCGAGCGGGGAGTCGGAGGGCGGGGGCGTCTCGGCCAGCTCGGCACCAGCGATCTGGAGGGCGAAGCGGAGGTCAGTGTCGTTGTCCATGTGTGCCAGCGTAGAGGGTGGGACTGACAGCCGGCACTGGTTTACCGGGGCGCGACAGCGCCCCCAGGCCGCAAGGTGCACTGCTTCGCGGCGCCCGGCAGGGCGCCCTTGCCGCTTCGCCCCTGACTACTACCTCGCCGTCGCCTCACTTCCTTGTGGCCGCCGCCAGGCGGCCCAGCCTCGAAGCCTCTCTGTGTAAGTGTGACCACCGTCACTGCAAAAGCATCCGGACAAAACCAAGATCAACTCCTACCAGTAAGTAGAAGGCGAAGTTCGTAAGTGAGAAGTAGAAGGCTTGAGGCCCTGTCGGGCCTCGCTTACCGAAGCTCCTTACTACTTACGTCTTACCGAAGACTCCCTCGGGTTGACAGCTTCGGACAGCTACCTCTTCAGGTAGGACGTCACCGAGGGTTCAACGTTCCATGTCGGAGGTGATCACGTTGCCGAACTGGGAAGGGTCGGACAGGCGCTCGCGCCTTCCGGCTGACTGGTCCAAGATTCGGCTCCGGGTTCTGCGCCGAGACGCAGGGCGGTGCACCGCGCTGGATGAAGCGGGTGCACGCTGCGTCGAGGTTGCGACCGATGTGGACCACATCAAGCCGGGCGACGACCACAGCATGGGGAACCTACGCTCCCTGTGTTCGTGGCATCACCGGAAGAAGAGTGGAGCTGAGGGTGCTGCGGCGCAACGCGCCAAGCGACGTGCGATCGAGAAGAAGTTCCGACGCACCGAGCAGCACCCCGGCCTCCTGTAAGACCCGCGCTCCAGGTTCCTCCCGACCTGTCGAGCGTGTGCGCCCCCGAGCCCTCCTCTCCTCGGGTGAGGCGCCGGCCCCTGGCTCACCACCAGGGGCCCGAGACTTCCACATCCACCACCAGGAGGTGATCGGTGAGCGGGTTCGAGATCGCGTGGGCCGCATGGGCTGGCGCTTTCGTCGTGATCGAGGGCATCGCCCTCCACCGCAAGCAGCCCGGAGACACGCTCTCCGAGCAGGTCTGGCGGATCTTCGGTACGCGGCGCGATGTCGAGTACCCGAAGGGCCAGCCTTCCGGCCTGCTCCGGCTTCGCCGCTTCACCCTCCTGGCATTCCTCGCCTGGCTCGTCGTCCACTTCATGACCGGCGGCCTGGTGTGAACGTCCTCTACTTCACCTCTCCGCACTGCCGGCCCTGCCGCTCTTTCGGTCCCCTGCTCAAGCAGGAGCTGGCGGAGCTCGGGGTCGAGGCGGAGGTGGTCGACATCAGCATTCCCTCCGGCCTGGCAAAGGCCGACTCCTACGACGTGTCGAGTACACCGACCGTCGTCATCGAACGGTACGGCGAGGAGATCAGCCGCTTCACTGGCGCACTCCTCGGAGATTCACTGAAGGACGCTCTCAGCGTCCTCCGATGAAGGGAGGTGACCGGTGGGCGCTCGCGGCCCCGTACCGAATCGTGAATCAGACCTCGCGCGCCCCCGGTCGCGAAAAGGGTCTGAGGAGCAAGAGACCAAGAAGGGCCAGATGCGGAAGGTCACGGTCCCTCGACCTGACCCCGACTGGCACCCCATCGCCACGAAGCTCTACAACTCGCTGAAGACGTCCGGCCAAGCCGACTTCTACCAGAACAGCGACTGGGCTCTGGCGTTCGCCCTGTGCGATGACCTGTCCCACTACAAGAAGTCGGGCAAGCGGTCGGCACAGATGGCACAGACCCTGTACTCCGCCTTCGGCAACCTCCTGGTGACCGAGGGCGATCGGCGCCGTGTGCGCATCGAACTGCAAGAGCCCGAGGAGGAGACCACTCCGGCCTCCGTCCTCGCCATCGCGGACTACCGACAGGAGCTCGGGCTCTCCGACTGAGGAGGTAAGCCTTGGCTCCGAAGCAGGCTGAGCTCACAGCCGAAGAGATCGAACAGCTCCCCCCTACGTTCCTCGGTCCCACCTGGCAGAAGGACAGCCTGGGCGCGTGGCTTCTTCCGAAGCGCACCCTGGGTTGGCAGATCGTCGGGTGGTGTGCGGAGTACCTGCAAGCGGAGAACGGCGGCCCATGGAAATTCACCATGGAGCAGCTTCGCTTCGTTCTGCACTGGTACGCCGTTGACGAGAACGGGCGGTTCACCAACCGCAAGGGCGTCCTTCAGCGCATGAAGGGCTGGGGCAAGGACCCGCTCCTCGCGGTGCTCTGCATGGTCGAGCTCGTTGGGCCGTCGCGCTTCTCCCACTGGGAGGCCGGCGAGCCGGTAGGCATTCCTCACCCGCGTGCGTGGGTGCAGGTAACCGCGGTGAACCAGTCGCAGACGACGAACACGATGGCCCTGATCCCGTCCCTCATGACGGATCACTTCAAGGCGAAGTACAACGTCAAGGACGGCGCGGTCCTCATCCGCGCCAACGGCGGCAAGGCCCGCCTTGAAGCAGTGACTTCCTCGTACCGTGCGCTCGAAGGCAAGCGAACGACCTTCACCCTGCTCAACGAAACCCATCACTGGGTGAGCGGGAACAACGGCCACAAGATGTACGAGACGATCGACGGTAACGCGACCAAGCAGGACAGCCGTTACCTGGCGATCACCAACGCTTACCTCCCCGGCGAAGACTCTGTCGCCGAGCGGATGCGCGAGTCGTTCGACAAGATCCGTGAAGGTCGCATGGTCGACATCGGGTTCATGTACGACTCGATCGAGGCTCACGCCAAGACCCCGCTTACTGCGGTTGCGCTGCGCATCGTCATCCCGAAAATTCGGGGCGACGCGGTCTGGCTGAACGTCGACTCGATCATCCAGTCCGTGATGGACGCGACGATCGCTCCGTCCCGGTCTCGGCGTATGTGGCTCAACCAGATCGTGGCCGAAGAGGATGCGATCTACGGGCCGGCCGAGTGGGACACGCTGCTCGACGAGAACAAGACGCTGAAGCCGAACGACGAGATCGTCCTGGGCTTCGACGGCGGCAAGAGCTCGGACGCAACAGCGCTGATCGCGCTGCGCGTTCGGGACATGTGCGCCTTCGTGCTCGGTGTCTGGGAGAAGCCGGACGGCCCGCAAGGCGAGGACTGGACAGTGCCTCGCTCCGCGGTGGACTCCGAGGTGCATGAGGCGTTCCGCCTCTTCGACGTGAAGGCGTTCTTCGCCGACGTCGCCCTGTGGGAGTCGTACATCGCCGACTGGTCGGAGACCTACGGTGAGCGCCTGAGCGTGGCCTCGCCTACGGGTAAGGACGCGATCGGGTGGGACATGCGTGGTTCGCAGAAGACGGTGACGCTGGCGCATGAGCGCCTGATGCGCTCGATCTTCGACGCCAAGCTGGCCCATGACGGAGACCTGATTCTCCGCCGTCACGTCCTCAACGCGAGGCGCCGGACGAACAACTACGGCATCTCCTTCGGCAAGGAGAGCAAGGACAGCCCCCGCAAGATCGACGCCTACGCCGCACTGATGCTCGCGCATGAGGCGCTGTACGAACTCCGCGCTCGCGGCAAGAAGGTCCGGAAGCGGACCGGGCGCGGCTACTTCATGTGACCCCTGTGCAAGTGTGACTACGGAAGGTGGTGAGGCATGGCCGACACCAGCCCAGCATCGCTGGCGAAGGAACTCCTGACCATCCTCGATCGCGATGATCATCGACTCCAGCGGATCGACGACTACATCCACGGCAGGCACGACGACCCGTACATGCCGCCCCAGGCGGATGACGAGTACCGGCTGCTCGCGAAGCGTGCGGTGTCCAACTGGATGTCACTCCTGATCGGCACGCCGGCCCAGGCTCTGTACGTGGACGGCTTCCGGCCGGGCACTGCATCCTCGGGCCTCCCGGTCTCCTCGTCCTCGACGAGCCCGGCCTGGTCGCACTGGCAGCGTTCACGCATGGATGCCCGCCAGGCCGCGGTCTACCGGGGAGCGCTCGGCTTCGGTCACTCCTTCGTACTGACGGAGAAGACCAAGAAGGGCGTCATGTCGAAGGGCCTGTCCGCCAAGCGGACTGCCGCCCTGTACGAGGACCCCGCGAACGACGAGACTCCCTACGCCGCATTGACGGTGACGACCTGGCCCCGCGGCGAGAGCCTGGGCAAGGCCCGCCTCTTCGACGGCAAGCGCGAGTACGCGGTCACCTTCAAGAGCAAGTCCGACTCCGAGTCCATCAAGGTCGGGGCTGGCAAGCTGCACGGCGCGAGCGAGTGTCCGGTCACCCGGTTCGCCGCTTCCGTCGACCTCGAAGGCCGCACGGTCGGTGTCGTCGAGCCGATGATCCCGTTGCAGAACCGGATCAACCAGACCATCTTCGACCTGCTCGTCGCGCAGACGTACACCTCGCACGAGGTGCGGTACGTGACTGGCATGGCGCCGCCTCTCCAGATGGAGATGGTGGACGAGAACGGCGCGGTCACCACCGACCCGGCTCTCGCGATCGACAGCCGGCCCCGGCTCGACCCGGCCGGTAACCCGATCCCGGCAGCGATCAACCACAACGCGCGCCGCTTCCTCTTCGCCGAGGACCCCGACGTCAAATTCGGTTCGCTGCCTGCTGGCCCGATCACCCCGCTGATCGAGTCGGTGGACATGAGCATCCGGCACCTCGCCGCGATCTCGCAGACGCCGCCTCATCACCTGCTCGGCCAGATCGCCAACCTGTCTGCCGAGGCTCTGCTCGCCGC